GATTATAAGTATGATTTATTTTTCTCTGGTGTAACTAGACCAGAACAAACAGAAAACTTGAGAGAAAGAATTCTCTCGGATATGTCTAGTCTTTCCAAATATAATCTATCAATTAATATTAGATCACATAGAACAAACTATTCTGGAACAATATTTTCTCCAGAAGATTATGCAAAGAGATTAGCATCATCAAAGATATGTTTTATCACAACTGGGCCTGCTGATTTAGTGGGAACTCGTTACTTTGAAGTGATGGCAGGTAATCGAAGTTTGATATTGTGTAATAGAATGTCAACGGATGTATATGAAGATATATTGATAGATGGATATAATTGTGTTATGTTTTCTGATGAAGATGAATTTTTTGGTAAAGTAATTTACTATCTAGAAAATGAGGACAGTAGAATGAAGATTGTAAACAATGCTCATGAGCATTTTGTTACTACGCAATCTTGGAAGATTAGATCCAATCAAATTAAAAATATTATAGGACAATATACTAAATGAAAAATAAATGCATCTTTCTAATATCAGCAAGATACACTCTTCTGAGACAATGTTTGACTCTTTTAGATTCAAATTATAATCAACATCATAATTATCCAATATTAATTTTTTACCATAACACTCTTAGTGACACATATGGTAATGAATATTTTAGAGAAGACATAAGAAGAATCAATAATAATACTAAGATTAGATTTCATAGTATTGATGCAAAGATACCTGATCATATTAAAGAGCAAGATCTGTTTTGGAATCTAGGAAATCCATATGCAAGTAATTTTAGAGGTAGGATAGGATATCTACACGCTAATTATTTTTGGAATAATTTTATGAATCATCCAGAGTTAGATGAGTTTGATTATCTTATGAGAATAGATGATGATTCTTGGTTCAAAAATAAATTAGATTTTGATTTTTTTGATGAGTTAGATAATCGAAATGGAATGTTTGGAACTGGATTTACTTGGAATCATTTTAATCCAAATCATTTACAAACTAGACATAATCTTTTTAATTGGATAAAGTATTATGTTGATAAGTACAATATTAATGTAAAGAATGAGCAACTAAGAGAGAGTTTAAATAACCCTGTAGATAATGAATTGTTTCATACTTTAAAATGGAACTGTGGAAACTTGAATGTATATAATAGAGAGATGTTCAATACAGATTCTTGGAAAATATATTTGGATGAATTTAATGAGTTGGCTGGAGGATATAGATATAGATGGGGTGATTGTGAAGTGATCGGTCTGTATGCTTATATGCATCTTGACAACCCTCTGATTGATTTTGAATTAAGATCAAAAGGTCTTTACGAACCACAAATTCCAAATACTCAAATGGTATTTTCATAATGAATGCTTATTTAACTTATGTCTGTTCTGATAATTTTATACCTGGTGTGGTCGCACTCTATAATAGTGTAAGACTATCTAATTGTAATAATGATTTTATTGTTCTTGTAACTGATGACGTATCTCAAGAATCAAGAGATATCTTAAATAAAAAGAATTTAAAAATTATAGACGCAGATAAAATATATTATAATGGGCAGTATAAAGATAAGATACTTGATCGATATGGAAAGGTAGATCAATCTTGGAAAATGTTTACCAAGATAAACATATGGAAACAGACAGAATATTCTAAGATAATTTACTTAGATGCTGACACTCTTGTACTAAACAATATAGATGAGTTATTTGATGTTAAAGAATTAGGATCTGTGATTGGTGGATCTGTTATGCTAAACTATTCTGGAATTGAAGCAGGTGTTTTAGTTGTAAAACCAGACACCAATACTTATAATAATATTATTGATGCTTTGAAATCAGATACTTATGATATTAAAATGTCAGATCAATCATTTTTAAATGATTATTTTTCAAAACATGGTATAATAAATGCTATACCAGAAATTTACAATAGAATGTGGAAGAAGAATAGAAATCCTGGTGGTGCTTCTATTTTTCATTTCAATGGATCTAAACCTTGGATAGATAGATCATCTATAGATAAAAACACTTTTGATTTGTGGAGTTATTTTTATGAGTATGATAACAATTAATCTTTCATTTTATAATCAGAATGATGTTCTAAGAGAACATATATTAGGATGGAAATCTTGGTCAGATGATCTGAAAGAAAAATTTTCTTTTTGTATTATTGATGATTGCAGTGAAGATAAAGCAACTGATGTATTGTCTGATATTGATCTAAGTGATTTAAACTTATCAATCTATAGAGTTAAAGAAGATCTGATATGTAATATTGCAGGTGTTCGTAATCTTTCTGCACAAGAATGTAAAACAGAATGGATGGTAATTTTAGATATGGATACGATAGTATCTGAAGAGTTAGCATCATCTATGATAAGTTTATGCAACTCACCATCAGGTATTTGCTATAAATTTAATCGAAGAGTTCCAAGAAATCCATATCATGAAAAGAATGGCCAACAACATCCAGCTGTATGCTTATTAAAACTAGAAGATTATTGGAAAGTTGGTGGATGTGAAGAAGATCTTGTTGGTCATTATGGTCAAACTGATCCTATATTTTGGTATCGAGCACAAGGTAAGTTAAACATAAATGTTAGAATGGATATGTTTCTTGATTATATTCCAGAGGGAGAGGCAAAAATTAATAGAGATACGAGACATAATTTTAAATTGTTTGAATATAAAAGAAATACCAACAATTGGTCAACTGATTTTGTAAGATTTGATTGGGAGAAAATTTATTAAATGAAAATTTTAGTTACAGGACACAAAGGTTTTATTGGTAGTAACGTTTTTAGTCATTTAAAAGCCATAGGACATCAAGTTAGTGGAATAGATTTTCCAGATGATATAGTTGATTTTGAAGGTGGAGATTATGATGTTATCATACACCTTGCTGCATTTGCAGCTTTAAGAGATAGTTTTGAAAATCCAGATAGTTTTTGGGAAAATAATGTTGTAAAGTCTGTGCCAATATTTGAATTCTGTAAAAAGAAAGATGTTCGTCTATTATATGCAAGTTCTGCAGGTGCCCACAGTTGGTGGCATAATCCTTATGCGATTACAAAAAAAGTAAATGAAATACAAGCACCACCAAATAGTGTTGGTATGAGATTCTTTAATGTATGGGCAGAAGAAGGTAGTAGACACGATATGCTTTATCGAATGCTACAAGATGATACTGCAAAATATCTTACAAGACATAAGAGAGATTGGATTCATGTTAAAGATATTACAAGAGCAATATGTTATTTGATACCTGATAATTTTAGAGGTATACTAGACATTGGAACTGGTAAAAATAATTCTGTTTTAGAATTAGCAGAGAAAATGAATATGACTCATCTTCCAGTAAAAGAAGATACACCAGGAGAACCAGATTCATTATGTGCAGATATAACAATACTCAAATCTTTGGGTTGGTATCCCACTATAAACATTCTTGATTAGTATGGAAAAAAACAAAGCAGCATATAAATTAAAAGGTATCCCACCAGTTTATTGTATCAACTTAGATGGTGAACCAGAGAGATGGTTGTATATGGAAACTCAATTCAAATATTGGGAGATTGAAAACTATACACGCATCTCTGCATATGATGGTCGTGAAGATGATTTAAGTGATATTGTAAAAGGTAAGTATCCAGATAATATGAACTCTGGTGAGGTTGGATGTGTAACATCTCATCTGAAGGTTATGAAAGAGTTTCTAAAAACAGATGAACCTTATGCTTTTATTATTGAAGATGATTGTGATTTTGATCCTGTAAGATATTGGTCATTTACTTGGAGAGATATTATGTCAAAGATCCCATATGACTTTGATGTATTTCAAACCGCAATCATAAATCCTGGTGCATTGTTTATTAAGATGCATAAAAGATTTGTAAATGATTTCTCTACTGCATCATACGTTATTACTCGACATCATGCGGAAAAACTTGTAAGACTACATTGTCGTGATAACAAGTATAAACTAGATCAAGGATCAAAACCAAGAGCAGTGGCAGATGATTTAATATACAATTCAGGAAATACTTATGCGATGCCATTACTTCTATACAAGATAGAAATGGGATCATCTATACACGGTGATCATGTTGAAGTATTTCATCGTAGCAGTCATAATGGACTTACTAACTTTTGGCAAAATGATTCAAATAAGATTGAAAATTGGGATGAGATATTTGACTATGACCCATATTTGGGAAGATTGCCACCAGAAGGAAAATAGTTTGATTTCGTAACACTTGACACAATCTTAACCTTGTGTTAAACTAAATATTATTACAGAAACAAAGGCCCGAAAGATCGTACCCTGTGTTGAATGTAAGGAATCCCATGTCG